TGTACGACCTGGGGGGTGTTTTATCTAAACGAGAACGCCAATGATCCCAATGTGATTTTGCTCGATGCATTTAAGAAGCGCATGGAATTCCCAGAGCTGAAAGAGAAGGCGTTTAACTACTACAAGGAGTGGGAGCCGGATGCATTTATCGTTGAAGCCAAAGCTTCTGGCGCTCCGTTGATATTTGAATTAAGGGCAATGGGGATCCCCGTGCAAGAGTTTACGCCAAGCAGGGGTAATGATAAGATGGTCAGGATCAATTCTGTATCTGATTTGTTTGCAAGTGGGAAGGTCTGGGCGCCAGCAACAAGATGGGCAGACGAGCTGATAGAAGAGATGGCCGCCTTTCCAAACTCGGACCACGATGACTTGGTTGACTCCAGCACACAAGCGCTGATCAGGTTCAGAAAGGGTGGATTTTTGCGTCTACAGACAGACGAGGAAGACGAGCCTCTCAAGTTTAGACGCAAGATGGCTTATTATTAAGGACGATCATGATTGACAAAAGCCTATACGAAGCACCGGCTGGTTTAGAAACTCTAGACGCAGGTGAGCCTGACATTGAAATTGAAGTTGTCGACCCCGAAGAGCTCAATATAAAGATAGGCGATACAGAGATATCGCTGGGCGCGGAGGAGGACGACACGTTTGATGAAAACCTGGCCGAGACTTTACCCGACGACGTCATCCAAGAGATAGTCTCTGACCTATTAGCCGACTACGAGGACGACGTAGCTTCCAGAAAAGACTGGATGCAGACCTATGTTGACGGTCTTGAGCTCCTGGGCATGAAAATAGAAGAGCGGGCAGACCCTTGGATTGGTGCTTGCGGTGTTTATCACCCGCTTTTATCTGAAGCATTGGTAAAGTTCCAGGCTGAGATCATGATGAGCACTTTTCCGGCTGCTGGACCGGTAAAAACACAGATTATTGGCAAAGAAACACCGGAAAAAAAGGATGCAGCCACTCGAGTTCAAGATGATATGAACTACGAGCTGACTGATCGTATGGTTGAGTTCCGCCCAGAGCACGAAAGAATGCTGTGGGGCTTGGGTTTATCGGGTAATGCGTTCAAGAAAGTGTACTTTGACCCCGTAAAAGACCGACAAACGTCGATTTTTGTGCCAGCAGAGGACATTGTTGTGCCTTATGGTGCTTCGGATATCGAAACATCCGACCGTGTCACCCATGTTATGCGCAAAACAGAGAACGAATTGCGCAAATTACAGGTTGATGGCTTCTATATAGACATAGACCTGGGTGAACCAGAGAACAATCTAGACGAAGTAGAGAAGAAAATTGCCGAAAAAATGGGATTTCGGGCTACTACAGACGACCGGTACAAGATTCTTGAGATGAATGTGAACTTGGACCTAGAAGGCCATGAACACGAAGATGAAGACGGCGAACCCACCGGAATTGCACTCCCTTATATCGTTACCATTGAAAAAGGGAGCGAGAAATGCTTGGCCATCCGCCGGAATTGGCGTCCAGAGGACAAGAAAAACACCAAGCGCCAGCATTACGTCCATTATGGATATGTTCCAGGGTTTGGCTTCTATTGTTTTGGCCTGATCCATTTGATTGGCGCTTTTGCCAAGTCTGGAACCTCTATCCTGCGCCAGCTGGTGGACGCCGGTACTTTATCCAACCTTCCAGGCGGCTTTAAGACTCGCGGTCTTAGGACAAAAGGGGACGATACACCTATCGGGCCGGGTGAATGGCGCGATGTTGACGTTCCAAGCGGAGCGATCAAAGACAACATCATGGCTTTGCCCTACAAGGAGCCGAGCCAGGTTCTGGCTGCGCTGCTTGACAAGATTGTTGACGAAGGCCGTCGCTTTGCCTCGGCTGCTGACATCCAAGTTGCGGATATGTCGGCCAACTCACCGGTGGGAACTACGCTGGCTATTCTTGAGCGCTCACTTAAAGTCATGACTGCCGTACAGGCGCGTATCCACTACTCTTTCAAACAAGAGTTGTGTTTGCTCCGAGACATTATCAGAGACTACACGCCGCCCGACTATTCCTATGAGCCGGTTGAGGGTAAGAAAACTGCCAAGCGCGCTGACTACGATTTGGTTGACGTCATTCCTGTTAGCGATCCCAACGCGGCCACCATGGCGCAGAAGATTGTCCAGTACCAGGCGGTTATTCAACTATCCCAACAAGCCCCGCAGATCTATGACCTCCCGCAGCTGCACCGCCAGATGCTTGATGTCTTGGGTATTAAAAATGCAGAGAAGCTGGTTCCCTTGGAAGATGATGAGAAACCCAAAGACCCAGTGACCGAGAACATGAACGCGCTCAAGGGTAAACCCATGAAGGCGTTTATCTATCAAGACCACGACGCCCACATCATGGTTCACCAGTCATTCATGCAAGACCCCAACATCACTAAGACAATTGGCCAGAACCCACAAGCCAACCAGATCATGGCGGCTTTGCAGGGACACATCGCAGAACACCTCGGGTTTCACTATCGCAATGAGATTGAACGACAGATGGGCGTCACCATGCCTAACCCTGAAGATCAATTGCCGCCAGAAGTTGAAGCCGAGCTTTCCAAGCTTATTGCTACGGCCAGTCAACAGCTGCTGCAAGAGAACAAAGGCGAAGCTGCACAGGCACAAGCGCAAGAGCAGGCCAAAGATCCTTTGGTACAGATGCAGATGAAAGAATTGCAGATCAAAGAAAAGGATGTGCAGATCAAGGAGCAGAAGGCACAGCTCGACGCCCAAGCCAAGCAGGCCCAGATTGCAAACGAGTCCACCCGTATTGCCAATCAAAAAGAAGTCGACTTTGCCCGCATCCAAGCAGACATGTCCAAGCAGTCTGGTTCTTTGGAGCAGCAAAGAATGTCTCTAGAGCAGCAAAGAACAATGGAAAGAACGCGAATGAATTTGGATTTGGCCAAGACCACAGCCCAGCTGAGATCACAACAAAACAAGCCTAAACAATGATTGACAAGTACTTAGAACACTTGACCTCTAAGGTCAATGACAAAATTTTGCAACTCCAAGATGCCATGGGTGACGGTAACGCCGCCGACTTTGCGGAGTACAAAAAGATGTGCGGAGAGATTAAAGGTCTTCTCACCGCGCGTTCCTACATCAAAGACCTACAAGAAAGATTAACCAACAATGACGACGATGACACCTGAGATTTTGTTTGCCACCAATCCCGACAATCCCGTCGTAATTGGCAGCTCACAAAAGACAGAAGAAGAAAAGGCATCTCAACTTCCCAAGCCCGCTGGCTACAAAATCCTGTGTGCAATCCCCGAACAGGAAAAAGAGTACGAGGGAGAAATTGGGATCATCAAAGCAGACGAAACCATGCGATACGACGAGCTGCTGACTACAGTCTTGTTTGTTGTCGACCTGGGACCAGACTGTTATATGGACAAGGCAAAGTTTCCAACTGGGCCTTGGTGTCGAAAAGGTGATTTTGTGTTGACTAGACCCCACGCAGGCTCACGCTTACAAATTCATGGCCGGGAATTCCGCATCATCAACGACGATTCAGTCGAAGGTGTTGTCGAAGACCCGCGCGGTATCAAACGCAAATAAGGAGCGTACATGTCACGATTTGGCGAAGAATACAAGTTCCCCGATGAGCAGGAACAAAAAGATCAGGTGGACGACGAGATTGAATTAGAGATCGAAGACGACCCCCGGAGCAAGACCGGAACAAAGACCCGCTTCCCAAGGAAGTTAAAGAGGAGCTGTACAACGATGAGTTGGAAGACTACTCGTCCAAAGTAAAGAAAAAGCTGGCCCAACTCAAGAAGCTGGCGCATGACGAGCGCCGGGAAAAAGAAGCGGCCATGCGTGAGCAGCAAGAGGCCATTAACTTGACCCAGCGGGTGATTGAGGAGAACAAACGCCTCAAAGCCACCCTCAATAACAGCGAAAAGAATGTACTCAGCTCTATCCAAAGAGCAATAGATCTTGAGTTGGATGCGGCCAAAAAGGCTTATCGTGAGGCTTATGATTCCGGGGATACTGACCGGGTTATGGAGGCTCAGGAGCGCCTGACTGAGGTATCGCTCAAAAAAGACAAAGTCAAAAACTTTAAGCCGCCCGCTTTACAGACTGAAGAATATGAGGTACAAACGGCACCAAGACAACCCGAGCCCATCGCTGTTGACCCAAATGCCCAAAGTTGGCAAAAGCGGAACCAGTGGTTTGGTGAGGACAAGTTGATGACAGGCATGGCCATAGCCCTGCACGAACAACTTAAAGAAGAGGGTGTTGTCCTTTCTTCACAAGAGTATTACCGCCGCATTGATGAAACGATGCGACATAGGTTCCCAGAGAAATTTGAGAACGAAAAGCCCGAGGGAACTCGCGGCACAAAACCTAGCTCGGTGGTGGCGTCAGCCAGCCGCAGCACAGCATCAAAGCGAGTTCGCTTGACCAATAGCCAAATGAACCTTGCTAAAAAACTCAACTTAACTCCTGAGCAATATGCCAAAGAGTTACTCAAATTGGAGGCCTAAATGGCTGAAAACAGAAAACCAAGAGAGCTCGCCGAGCGAGTAATCACAGAACGCCCTAAACAGTGGCAACAAGCTGAACTTCTTCCTGAGCCGGACAAACAGCCAGGATACGATTACAGATGGATTCGGGTATCAGTCTTAGATAAAGCTGACCAGCGCAACATTACCGGCAAGCTCCGGGAGGGTTGGGAGCCAGTAGCAATTGAAGAGCAGCCTAAGTTTCAGTTCATGATCGACCCCGATAGTCGATTTAAAAATAATATCGAAATAGGCGGGCTATTGCTTTGCAAGACGCCGTCAGAGTTTATGCAACAACGCGAGGCACACTTCGCAAAAGTTACACAGGCTCAGACGGATGCTGTAGACAATAGCCTAATGCGTCAAAGTGACCCGAGGATGCCGCTCTTCCGAGAGAACAAGTCTTCGACGACCTTTGGCAAAGGTGTTTAATTCAAGGAGTCCTTAAATGGCTTATCCCGTTGTATCAGCTCCATATGGGCTGCTGCCACAGAACTTGATTGGTGGTCAAGTATTTGCGGGTTCAACTCGCATGTACAACATCCAATACGGTTATGCGACCAGCATCTTCTATGGTGACTTTGTTGTTTTATCCCGTGGCTTTGCCACACGCGCCTCAGTTGCTGCCGGCACTGGTTTGAACCAGACCGTTGGTATTTTCTTGGGCTGCACATACACCAACCCCACAACCAAGCAAAAGCAGTTTTCACAATACTGGCCTGCAAGCACCGCTGCTGGTGACTGCCAAGCCTATGTGTTTGATGATCCTGATGCTGTGTTTAAGGCTGTTGTGTGTTCTTCTGGCACTACCGTTGCATCCGGCGCTTTGGCAATGATTGGCACTAACCTGTCAGCCATTAACAACACCGGTAGCGTAAACACTGGCAACTCTGCCAATGCTGTTTTGGCTCCAACTGACACTCCTGTAACTACTACCCTGCCTTTGCGTATGGTTGGTGTTGTGCCGGATACGCAAGTTGCACTGGGTACAGCTACTTTCAGTTCGGGTACAACTACCCTGACCGTCAGCGCATTACCTTACGCATTGCCAATTGGTACGGACGTTTCTGTGTTGACCACAAGTGGTCAAGTTGCACAGACAGGTTCTTTTGTGAAAACCGCAGCCGCAGCTGGTGCAACTTCTGTTGTTCTCGACCAAGCCGCCACATTCACATTGAATTCTGGTGTTTACACATCGACCGTGGTGTTCACTCAGTATCCTGAAATCTTGGTTAAATTGAACCAAGGCTTGCATGGTTACTACTCTGCCACTGGCGCATAAGGAGCAACTAAATGGCTATTTCACGCGCACAACTGCTCAAAGAGCTGTTACCTGGACTTAACGCTTTGTTTGGTTTGGAGTACGCCCGCTACGGCGAAGAGCACAAAGAGATCTACGAAACAGAAACATCTGAGCGTAGCTTTGAAGAAGAAACCAAGCTGTCTGGATTCTCTGCCGCACCAGTCAAAAACGAGGGCTCTGCCATCGCTTATGACAATGCACAGGAAGCATGGACTGCTCGCTACAACCACGAAACCATCGCCCTGGGTTTCTCACTGACCGAAGAGGCCATTGAGGATAACTTGTACGACAGCTTGTCTGCTCGTTACACCAAAGGCCTGGCCCGTGCTATGGCGTACACCAAGCAGGTCAAAGCTGCTGCTATTCTGAACAACGGCTTCTCCGCCAACTTTACTGGTGGCGACGGCGTTTCTCTTTTTAGCACTGCTCACCCGCTGGTTAACGGTGGCACCAACAGCAATCGCCCCTCTACAGCCGCTGACTTGAATGAGACTTCGTTGGAAAACGCAGTTATTCAAATTGCCGCTTGGACAGATGAGCGCGGCCTGTTGATTGCAGCCAAGCCTAAGAAGTTGATTGTTCCTCCATCATTGCAGTTCGTGGCTACCCGTTTGCTGGAAACCAGCTTGCGCGTTGGCACTACCGACAACGATGTAAACGCAATCAAGAACAATGGCTCGATTCCTGAAGGGTATACCCAAAACCACTTCTTGACCGACGTCAATGGCTGGTACCTGACTACTGATGTGCCTAACGGTATGAAGCACTTTGTCCGTACCCCGCTGGCTAACAGCATGGACGGCGACTTTGACACCGGTAACGTGCGTTACAAGTCTCGCGAGCGTTATTCGTTCGGCTGGTCTGATCCTTTGGGAATGTACGGTTCCCCAGGTTCGTCCTGATAAGTTAAGGGGGCCTTGTGCCCCCTTTTCTTTTGGTGTATATTGAAGACATCCCGAGACTCATCGGTGTATCAAACAGGCTCGGCTGACCTCATGCAGATTGATACACCATAACGCATGGAGAATTAGACATGGGATTCGCAACTCACCTTGGCCCTTGGTTGTTGGGCACTGTTAAAAACACAACTGGTACTACCGCTGGCCCTATCCGTAATATGGGTGCAACTACTGTTGCCCAGACTTACACAGCCCCCGCTTCCGTCATTTTGGCAAGCCCCACGGCACAACAGATGTTTGTGTTGCCTGCTGGCGCTAAGATTCTTCGCTTTGGTCTTGAGGTTAATGTCGCCTTGACTGGCGCGACTAACTGCGGCGTTACCATTGGTAGCAGTGGCACTGCCAACCTATACATGGCTTCGGTCAATACTGGTACTTCAGCAGTTCAAACTTCCCCGGCCACTATTGCAGCGGCTACTTCAGGTTTGTATGACAGCATTGGTACAACTGATGCAATCATTTACGGCACTTTTACCGCAGCTACTGCTGATGCTACTGCCGGTACGATTACAGTTACTGTTGAGTACATTGTCCGTGACTCTGACGGTTCTGCCAATCCTTCACAGGCTTAATTGATCTTGGGGGCTTCGGCCCCCTTTTAAAAGGAGATTGATTATGATGCAAACAGACGTTAAATCCGTGCATACAGGCGGCGCACAAACAAATTTAGCACTTGTATCTGGGCGTGTCCGTATTAAATCCGTGATTATTACGGGCGGGGCAAGCGCAGGTATGGCTCGTTTCTTAGATGCCTCTGGCGGCAATATTTTGTTGGAGTTGGATACAGGTTCAAACTCCAACATGACCAACGTAATTTTGCCCGGCGAGGGAATTTTGTTCCCTAACGGTATTTGGTATACCGCTGTGGCAACCGCTCCTACGGGTATCACGGTGTGCTATGGCTAAATCCCCCGCATGGACGCGCAAGGAAGGCAAGAATCCCAACGGCGGCTTGAACGCCAAAGGGCGAGCCTCTGCCAAGAAGCAAGGGATGAATCTGAAGCCTCCGCAGCCAGAAGGCGGCAGTCGGAAAGATTCATTTTGCGCGCGCATGGAAGGGATGAAGAAGAAGCTTACAAGCGAGAAGACCGCAAAAGATCCAGATTCGAGGATTAACAAAAGCCTGCGGGCTTGGAACTGCGCAAATGGCGGATATGTCAGTGAGGCCGATGGATGCGCTCAACGCGGCAAAACAAAAGGCAGGTTTGTTTAATGGAGCTCAACACAATTTGGTCGCTGGCCCTGTCCGCTGTTTTAGGTGGATTTTGGTTTTTCATTCGCGAGAAGTTTGAGGATGTCAAGCGCATCGAAAGATTGTTAAATATCACACGCGAGGAGATTGCCCGTGATTACGCAACTAACGCAGAAGTGCAGAGAATTACTGACCACATTGACCAAAGGTTTAACCGCCTTGAAGCAAAAATTGACCAACTTATTCAAGCGGGGAAGTGATGCCAAGCAAGAGTAAGAAGCAGCACAATTTCATGGAAGCCGTGGCCCACAGCCCGGAATTTGCCAAGAAAGCAGGAGTCCCACAGTCCGTGGGTAAAGAATTCAGCAAGGCCGACAAAGGCAAAACATTTAAAAGAGGTGGTGAGATGGCAGAATCTAAAGCGATGATGAAAAAAGAAGTTTCTTTCATGAAGAAAAAAGGCGCTCCCGCCTCTATGCTCAAGCATGAAACTGCGGAGATGGAAGGCATGAAAAATGGCGGCAAGGTCAAGAAGATGGCTATGGGTGGCATGACTGCACCTGCGCCAGCTGGTGCCCCTATGGATCCTCGCAAAGCCGCCATGATTGCCAAGGCAATGCGCGGTCGCCGTCCGGGTATGGCGCCAGCTGCTGCGGCTCCAGTGCCTCCTGCTGCTCCTGGTATGAAAAAAGGTGGAGCTGTCTACACCCGTGCAGCTGATGGCGTAGCATCTCGCGGCAAAACCAAGGGCACCCAGATCAAGATGGCCATGGGCGGCAGCACCAAGAAATATTGTTAATTTGACTATAACAGTAGTTACAGTGGAGTAATCATGTACGAAGAAAATTTGGAAAAAACCAAAGAAGCGCCAAAAGACATTGATGGCGCATCTGCTGGGCGTAAATTTAAAAAGAACGAGCCCAATGTGCCTGAACAGCCCGGCCAAGATATTCGTGTTGACGGCAAAAAAGTAAAGGGCATGGCTTCTGGCGGCACTGCATCTTCTCGCGGTGATGGTATTGCCCAACGCGGTAAAACGCGCGGAAAGATGTGTTGATATGAGAGTTTCACGCGGCATGGGGGATATCAACCCCTCTAAGATGCCTGGTTCAAAGCGTAAGGCTCGCCGGGATAATACAGACTTCACTGAGTACGCTAAGGGTGGTGAAGTTTGGGATAAGCCGCGCCCTGACTCTCTTGGTGCTCCTAAGAAGCTATCTTCAGGAAAAAAAGCTAAGGCCAAGGCTGCGGCTAAAGCAGCTGGTCGGCCATATCCTAATTTGATTGACAACATGAGGATGGCTAAATGAGCACTACAGGTTCAACAGCATTCAACATGGACTTTACGGAGCTTGCTGAAGAGGCTTGGGAACGTGCTGGCCGTGAGATGCGTAGTGGATACGACTTGCGTACAGCGCGTCGGTCAATGAACCTGATGACCATTGAGTGGGCAAATCGTGGGTTGAATATGTGGACTATTGAGCAAGGCATGTTCACCATGACGCCTGGTCTAAACACATACGCCCTGCCATCTGACACCATAGACTTGTTAGATCATGTTATCCGCACCGGTGCCAATGTGGCATCTACCCAGGCTGACCTAAGCATTACCAGGATTAGTGTGTCGACCTATGCCACTATCCCAAATAAGCTAACCCAAGGGCGTCCTATCCAAGTTTGGATTCAACGTCTATCTGGCGAGGTTAATCCTACCGATTTGGTATTGGATGGCGCATTAACAGCCACTGATACAACAATTACGTTGGACTCTGTTGTTGGTCTGGCTGCCTCTGGCTACATCCGACTGGATACTGAAGACATTTACTACACCTACATTGATGGCAATTCTTTGGGTGGTGTATTCCGCGCGCAAAACAACACAACAGCCACAACCCATGCAGATGGAACGGCGGTTTACATTCCGCAGCTGCCCGCTGTAACTGTTTGGCCAACCCCGGATTCATCACAGACCTACCAGTTTGTTTATTTCCGCCTGCGTCGAACCCAAGATGCCGTTAGCGGTATCCAGACCCAAGACATGAACTGCAGGTTTTTGCCGTGCATTGCCGCTGGCCTGGCTTACTACATAGCCATGAAACAACCAGAGCTGCAAGGCCGTATGGATATGCTCAAGGCTATCTACGACGAACAGTTCAACCTAGCAGCAGGCGAAGACCATGAGAAAGCCACCTTGCGATTGGTGCCGCGCATGGCCTTTATTGGTGGCGGTGCTATTTAATGACAACGCCATACGCATCAGGTAAATACTCGATTGCTGAGTGTGATCGGTGCGGGCAGAGATATAAACTCAAGCAACTTAAAGTTGAAATCATCAAGACAAAGCTGTACCAGTTGAAGGTTTGCCAATCCTGTTGGGATCCTGACCAACCTCAGTTGCAGCTTGGCATGTATCCAATCAATGATCCACAGGCTATTTATCAGCCAAGACCGGACACCACTTATGTGGCAGCCGGTGTTAACTTGAGCGGATATCCAACCGGTGGATCGCGGGATATTCAATGGGGATGGGCGCCAGTTGGTGGCGCACAGCAATTTGACAGCGTTTTGACGCCAAACTACTTGGTGGCAACGGCAAGTGTTGGTACAGTCGCTATATCGGTAACATAGGAGTTAAAAATGGACAAGAAACAAGTGAAAAGAATTGCTGATGTTGAGGCCAAAAAAATAGTGAAGGGTCACGAAGGCCGTATGCACAAAATGGCAAAAGGCGGTGTGACCACTGACCAAATGAAAGCTGTTGGGCGCAATATGGCCCGCGCTAAAAATCAAGGGAGCAAGTAATGGCCAAGTTTAGCGACAAACGAATGGGTAAAGAAGTTGGTGATGCCCGCGTCTATGCAAAGCCCCATACTATGTCTGGTGGCGCTGCTAAGACAGATGTGCCAACAGAGAGTGGTGCGCAATTCATGACCCAAATGAACCCGTCAGTTGGCGGTATTAGTAAGGGAAATTACCCAGCCACCAAGACCGACGGCATTAAGATGCGCGGCACTGGTGCAGCCACAAAGGGTGTGATGTCTAGAGGCCCGATGGCTTGAGGTTTACATGACATACGATGAACTGGTCACCGCTGTTTCAGATTACTGTGAAAACACGTTTTTAAATACTCCGGCCCAGCCGGATATGGATACGATGATCCGGCAGGCTGAGCAGCGCATCTATAACTCTGTTCAAATTGCCAATTTACGAAAAAATATGACCGGTAGCATTACTGCTGGGAATCCATATTTAGCTGCGCCTAGTGATTTTTTGTCGGCTTACTCATTGGCTGTAATTAGCGGGGGCGAATATCTTTATTTGATCAATAAAGACGTAAACTTCATGCGTGAGGCGTATCCTAATACGGCTGCCGCGTATCGCGGAAAACCAAAACACTATGCTATTTTTGGGCCTCAATCAAGCGCTGTAACAGAGTTATCTTTTATGCTTGGTCCAACACCTGATGCCACATACAGTGTAGAGCTACATTTCTACTATTATCCTGAGTCAATCGTTGACTCAGTTGATGGCCACTCTTGGCTGGGTGATAACTTTGACATTGCTCTTTTTTCCGGAACAATGATGGAAGCCATTACCTACATGAAGGGCGAGTTAGACCTAGTTGCTTTGTACAAGTCAAGGTATGAAGAAGCTATGTTCCTGCTCAAGAACTTGGGCGATGGCAAACAACGGATGGATGCATATCGTGATGGACAAGTTAGGAACCCTGTTGTATGACAATTGTTCAAACTCAAACCACAAGTTTCAAAGCGGAGCTGTATCAGGGTGTTCATGATCTGACAACAGACGTAATTAAAATTGCTTTGTACACAGCCAATGCAAATTTAAACGCCGACACCACTACTTATTCAACTACCAGCGAGGCTACCGGCGGCAACTATGTGGCTGGTGGGTCTATTTTGTCTCCAATAACAGTTAACAGTTCTGGTTATACAGCGTATGTTGGGTTTCCCAATGTGTCTTGGACTGGAGCCATAACTGCACGATGTGCTTTAATTTATAACGTTACTCAGGGTAACAAATCTGTTGCTGTTTTAGATTTTGGAGCTGACAAAACATCGACATCAAGCGGAACATTTTTAATCACAATGCCAACAAACACAGCAACAGAAGCGCTTATTCGTAGTTCAAATTGAAAAAAAAATTTTGTTATTGAAGGAGTTTCCATGTCACATGAAATTACAAAGCCAACGGACAAAGTAGTTGCTGGTTTATTGGGTGGAGTTCGACCAACTGCGAAAGCAAGAGCTGGCGGCGTTTATCGTGTTGAGTGCATTAGTGCTGACGGTAAAGTTAAGTGGACAGAAGAGTCTCATAACCTTGTGGTCAATGAAGGACTGCAAAATATGGTGGCAGCTTATTTGGATGCTGCAACACAGACAACCACATGGTATGTTGGCTTAATCACTGGGCCGGGGTCTGGAACTACGATTGCTGCTGCTGATACATTGGCCTCACATGCTGGCTGGACTGAATTTACCAATTATGGAGGTAACCGCAAAGCTGCTGTATTTGGCACTGCGACAACGGCGGATCCATCTGTAATTGACAATAGCGCATCCCCCGCATCTTTTACCATCAGTGGTGCTGGCGGCACAGTAGCCGGAGCTTTTCTAGCAAGCGTAGCCACTGGTACATCAGGGATTTTATTTTCTGCTTCGGATTTTCAATCTCCCGGTGATCGGGTTGTTGTCTCTGGAGATGTGCTTAACGTGACATACACCTTTAGCTTAGATGGAACTCCGTAACGGGAATGAGTAATGAAAATTAATTTTTCTTTTTCATCTCAGTACGGCACATTTTCAGATGCTCTGCATTTAGAAGACGATCATTCGTTTACAGATGCTGAGATTGAAGCCATGAAACAGCAAAGGTTTGATAATTGGATTGCCGTAATTACTGCACCTCCTACTGAGGAGGTCTAATGGCTGATCGCTATTGGGTAGGTGGCACAGGCACTTGGAGTGGCGGCAACACCGCTAACTGGTCTGCTACATCAGGTGGGGGTGGGGGTGCATCTGTCCCTACTGCGGCAGATAACGTATTTTTTAATGCAAACTCAAACGTAGGAACTAATCCATTTACAGTCACTATGGCTAACACGCCAAGGGTTTGTAATGACTTTACAGCGTCAGGTCTTGATGGAGCAATGACTCTTGCGGGTACAGGCATTGGGTTGACAGTATCAGGCAGTCTTACTTTTCAAGCCACAAACTTTACCCCTACATATACTGGCGCAACCACATTTGCCGCCACAACAACTGGTAAAACTGTAACAACTAATGGCGTTTCTTTTCCACTTAACACCAATGTTGGTTTTGATGGCGTTGGCGGGGCTTGGCAATTGCAAGGAGCATTAACTTGTACTTTTGCATTTGTTGTAAGAGGATCATTGGATTTAAATAATTTTACATTGACATGCTCAACTTTTAATTCAAACTTCTTAAACACTAGAAGTATTGCTTTTGGTACAGGAAATATTACTTGCACCAGTTTTGGCACTGTGTGGGATACATCAACAGTTACAGGACTAACAACAACAGGAACTCAAGTAGCTAACGTAACATATGCTGGATTAAATAGCGTTACTGTATCGCCCGGCGCAATGTCAGAGGCAAACTCTATCAGTTTTAACTTTACCGGTGGTAATTATACGTTGACGTTTTTAACTTCTGGGCATACAGCAAGAAATGTAAACTTTACTGGCTCTTCGTTAAATCTTCAGACGACCCCTGGAATTATTTATGGAAATTTAACACTTTCCACTGGAATGGTCACAGCCGGATCCGTGAATATATTAACGTTTGGCGCAACAAGCGGTACAAAAACCATTACTACAAACGGAAGACTCATAAATTTTTCTGTTACGTTTAATGGCGTAGGCGGAACTTGGCAGCTTCAAGATGCAATGACTGTAGGAGCAACAAGAACTACTACGTTAACAAACGGCACATTAGATTTAGGTAATTTCACATTAAGCACAGGCATTTTTTCTTCGGATAACTCTAATACACGTTCTATAGCGTTTGGCACTACAGGTTCAATTGTTCCAACAACAACAACAGCCGCCACAACAGTATTGGCAATGGCAACTGCCACAAACTTTACGTTTACTGGGACATCAAATATTAGCGCGGCAATGTCTGTTACAAGAACGTTTAACTTTGGCGGAACGGCTGGCGCAACAACTTCTAATCGGTTAAATGTTAATACAATATCAGGCTCATCAGTTCCAACATTTACAGGCTCATTTAGACAAATAAATTTTACAGGGTCAACTTCAAGTATTGGCATCGTGACTGTTTCTTGTCATGGCTTTACTTTGGCTTCAGGTGGAACATATTCATCCGCTACTTTTACTATAGTTGGTGATGGTACTTTAACGCACACTGGCAGAGCAACTGGCAATTTAACTATAAATGGCGCTGGGATTACAACAACACTTGCGGATGCCGGACAAACCCAGATAACAACGCTAACCAACGGGACGCTTAATTTGGCAGGGTTTACTCTTACAAACACGACAAGACTCTTAACCGCCGCAGGCACAAAAAACTTAACATTTAATGGCGGGACATTGGTTTGTTCGGGCTCAGGCACAACCGCATTCAACAATGCCTCATTCACCAACTTCACAACAACGGCAGGAACAGGCACAGGCTTAATTTCTATGACTTCTGCATCTACTAAGACATTTGTGGGTGGTGGGTCTACGTTTAATTGCACACTCAACCAAGGTGGTGCTGGTGCATTGACTATCACAGGCTCAAACACATTTAATAACATTACCAATACAGTTCAGCCAGCGACAGTCTTGTTCACAGCAGGGACAACAAACACGTTTTTGTCTGGGTTTTCTCTGTCAGGTACATCAGGGAACTTGATAACCATTGGCTCTGCGACTGCCGCAAGCCACACGCTATCCAAGGCAAGCGGTACTGTGTCTGTTTCGTTCTGCTCGATTAGCCGGTCAAGCGCTACGGGTGGCGCAGCTTGGCAGTCTTTTTTTAGTAACGGAAATGTAAATAATGGAAACAATACAGGTTGGGACTTTACCAGCAACGCAGTTGCTGGAACTATTTCTGAAAGTGCAATAGCTACCGAATCCATAAGCGTGGCTTCTTCTGTTTTTAACGCCCCGGTGAGTGAAATATCTATTGTCGTGGATTCTATTTTGGCTGCGCCAATATTTAATACGCAAGCATCTGAGGCTGCGGTCTTTACGGATTCCGCACTTGTAGCTGCGTCAACATTTAATGCTCCGGTATCTGAGACTTTTGCGGTTACCGATTCTACAAGCGTAGCTGCATCTACATTCAGCGCCCCCGTACAAGAGGCGGTTGTGCTCATAGATTCCGTATCTCCACCCGGCAGTATTTATAACCCACCTATTGTTGAGTCACTTGTTGCTTCTGATTTGATTTTGGGGGCGTACCTGTGGAATCTGATAGATGACAGTCAGTCACCATCGTGGCAAAATATCACCAACCCACAAACGCCGGGATGGACAGATATTGATGACTCTCAAACGCCGGGATGGACAGACATTAATTAATAAGGAACAAAAATGGCAACAGGATACACATCACTATTAGGTCTGGCCCTTCCAGTTTCTGGCGAGCTTTCAGGTACCTGGGGGACAACAGTAAACGATGAGATAACCACTTTACTTGACTCTGCGGTAGCTGGGACAACAACCATCACAGCAGATGCTGATATTACCCTCTCAGATACAGATGGGGCTACAAATGAGACAAGACAAGCAATTATTGTCTGGGCTACTGCCTCTGGCACAACAACAAGGAACATTACGGCCCCAGCTCGCTCTAAGGCGTACATAGTCATTAATAACGCAACAGCGGCGCAGTCTATTGTAATTCGTGGCGCTGGGCCAACTACCGGCGTAACGCTTGTTCAAGGCGAGTATGCAACAGTAGCATGGAACGGATCTGACTTTGTAAAGATAGCCAATCAGAACGGGATTGGAAACTTTACCACCTTAGATGCAACAAATATTGAAGTTACAAACATCAAAGCCAAAGACGGAACATCTGCTGGATCTATTGCCAATAGCACAGGTGTTGTAACTTTAGCCTCTACTGTTTTAACCACCTCAGATATCAACGGCGGCACGATTGACAACACCATTATTGGTGGTGCTACCCCCGTTGCTGGAACATTTACAACTCTTGGGGCAACAACTGGCAACATTACCACCGTAAATGCTACGACCGTAAATGCTACGACCGTAGACACCACAAACATAGAGGTTACAAACCTAAAGGCCAAAGATGGTACGGCTGCGGGAAGTATTGCCGATGCTACTGGTGTTGTGACAATTACCACTTTATCCAGCACTACTGGAAACATTACCACTGGTAACTTTACCACTGTAGACACTACCAATTTAGAGGTCACAAACCTAAAAGCTAAGGATGGAACGGCGGCTGGGTCTATTGCTAACAGCACAGGGGTAGTGACGTTAGCCTCCACTGTATTGACCACTACTGACATCAATGGCGGCACGATTGATGGCACTGCGATTGGCGGCTCATCTCCTGCTGCCGGAGCGTTTACCACGGTAACAGTATCTACACCTTTTGGGCCAGCATCCGGCGGAACGGGTGTTGCAAATAACGCAGCGGCAACGGTCACAAGTTCTGGCAATTTTGCGTATACCAGAACACTAACAGGTATTACAAATGTCACGTTCCCAACAACGGGAACATTGGCGACTTTGGCTGGAACAGAAACATTTACCAATAAAACGCTAACCAGCCCAACACTGACAACTCCCGCACTTGGAACGCCTGCCTCTGGCGTAATGACCAACGTTACCGGTTTGCCTTTAACTACCGGCGTAACCGGAACATTGGGTGTTTCTAATGGGGGTACAGGAATTACAAGTTTTGGCGCTGGTGTGGCAACTTGGTTGGGAACACCTTCTTCTGCCAATCTTGCTTCGGCAGTAACAGACGAGACTGGCTCTGGTTCTTTAGTGTTTGCCACCTCGCCAACTCTTGTAACGCCAGCTCTTGGAACACCGGCATCCGGTAATTTAAGCAGCTGCACGGCTGATGGAACGGACTCAGTTGGGTTTAGGAATGTGCCTATTAACTCACAATCTGCTGCTTATACATTGGTGCTATCTGATTCGGGTAAATGTATTTTGCATCCATCAACTGATGCCAATGCTCGCACATTCACCATACCAGCAAACGCAAGTGTTGCGTATCCATTGGGAACAGCCATTACTTTTATCAACATGACATCTCAAGCGGTGACAATTGCAATTAATTCCGACACTATGTATTTAGTTGCTTTTGGCACAACAGGGTCTAGAACTTTGGCGCAGTATGGGTCTGCAACTGCGTTAAAAATCACTTCAACCAATTGGATTATTTCAGGGAGTGGATTGACATGAGCGGCGCACAGCAATCAATTTACATGAATAGTCAAAATCAATCTGTGACTATTGCGGTTTCCCATGCAGTATCGCCTTATATATCTGTTTATCCGTTTGACGCGGCATCGGGTTTTGGCGCTAAATATGCCGATCCAGCCACTTTACCTACCGGCAATGGCAATGGCGTTGCATTTAGTCCATCAGGGGCTGATCTGGCAGTTGTTCATAATACTTCGCCTTATATATCCGTTTATCCGTTTAGCGTGGTATCTGGATTTGGAACTAAATATGCCAATCCAGTTGGAATATTTACCAGCAATAGTGAGGGTGTAGCTTTTAGTCCATCCGGAAATGACATAGCACTTACCCTTGGTTTATCTCCAAATATAGCTGCTTATCCTTGGGTGTACGGGTCTGGATTTGGCACCAAATACGCCGATCCAGCTACTTTGCCAGCAGGTGATGGTATTACCGTTGCTTTTAGCCCATCAGGGAATGACATAGCAGTTACCCATGCTTCATCACCATTTATATCTGTTTATCCTTGGTCATCTGGTTTTGGAACTAAATATGCCAATCCAGCCACTTTACCTACTTCTATCGGTGGCGGTGTTGCGTTTAGCCCATCCGGAGCTGATTTAGCAGTTACAAGTTATGGTGGTACGCCCAATATATTGGTTTATCCTTGGTCATCTGGTTTTGGGACTAAATACGCCGATCCAGCCACGTTACCCGCTGGTTTTTGTGGTAGCGTTGCTTTTAGTCCATCCGGAAATGACATAGCAGCTACAGGCACTTCATTACCAAATATATTTGTTTACCCTTGGGTATCCGGATCTGGATTTGGAACTAAATACGCCGATCCAGCTACTCCACCGACCAATGATGGCAATTCCGTTTCATTTAGTCCATCAGGACCAATCATAGCAGTTGCCCATAGCTCATCGCCATATATATCTGCCTACCCTTGGAATTCTGGTTTTGGTGCAAAATATTCTAACCCTGCTACCTTGCCTACCGGTAATGGTTCTGGTGTTGCTTTTAGACGTTAATTTTTAAAGGCGTATATGAACAAACAAGAAATTCTTAACGGCGCACTTGTTGCAAGGGAACAAGAAATCATGGGTTATCAAATAAATATTGATAACTACACTCTTGCCATAGAGCATATTAAATCTAGTGGCGATGCGGATCTAACAGATTTTTGCCAAAAACTAGAGTCATTATTGGCCTCGGAAAAGCTAGAGCAAAAAAAGGCAAACGTAATGTATCTAATTATCAAAAAGCAGCTAGGAGTGTGAAATTGATCCAATCAGCCTTCTCTTTGCTGCTAATGCCTGTGTCGCCGCAATTAAAGAAGGCTGTAAGCTGTACAAGCAAGCTAAGACTTCCTTCATGGAAGTCAAAAGCACTGTTAACGAAGTCGTTGGAATCGCAAAAGAGGTTAGGGGTTTCTGGGCAAAGCTGGGAGAAATGTTTGGTGCAAGTGCTGCACCTGTCTCACAGGGAAAATCGTCAAAGCCTGTGGAGAAAAAGAAGGAAGCCTACGTTGCCGTTGACGAAACCCAAGTCATGGCAGACATCGTCACTCAGCTTACAAAGCTGTTTAGGCTTGAAGAACAACTAGCAACTCACATCCGGGAGGCAGAAGAAAAGTCCAAAAACGTCTATGACCCTGATGCCAACTTAATGGAAGCTGCATTGCAAAGAGTGATGGCGCAGCAGCAGATGGCGGCGTTGATAGTGACGGTCAGGGAAACGATGGTGTACCAATCCCCACCCGAGTTGGGTGCGCTGTACAGCGGAGTGTTTGAGATGCGGGAGATTATTGGTCAGGAGCAGGAGCAGGCAAGGCTAAAACAAGAAGCACAGCAGAGGTACAAACAATGGCAACAGCGGGAGGCAAAAAGAAACCTTCAGGCAAAGTCAGTGTACCTAATCGGGACTACTATATTCCTCCTGTATCTGTGGTTCCTCCTGCTCCTCGTGAATCGTTGGGGGAAGACATAATGGGCTGGGTTGCTGCGTGTTTTTTGATTGCTTTTCTTTTGCCTATTATGGGCCTGTTGTACATGGACATTTTGGAAGCCAAAAGAGAGGTTAAAACGCAAGTAGAGAAAGTAGAAAAACTTAGGCGTAATCTTGAACAGAAAGAACGTGAGGAAAAAAATGATTCCAATAGTCGCATCCCTCCTTAGCAGCCTTGCCCAAAACGGGCTGGGTTTACTGTCTTCTGCCATCCAAGCCAAGGGCAAAGAGGTGGTAGAGAACACACTTGGCGTAAAGATTCCTGACAACCCAACCGCAGAAGATGTCAGCAAACTGCGCCAGCTTCAGTTTGAACATGAAGAACGCTTGCTTGAGCTAGGTATTGAAAAGGCCAAGATGGAGTTGGCCGAGTTGCAACTGTTTGCAGATGCCTCCAAAAACGAGGATAACAACGTTACAGACCGCTGGAAGTCGGATATGAACAGTGATTCTTGGTTGTCCAAGAACATTCGCCCCATGAGCCTGATCGCTATTTTTTCTGGGTATTTCCTATTTGCCATGATGTCCGCCTTTGGCTATAACGCCAACGAGTCTTATGTATCCTTGCTTGGGCAGTGGGGTATGCTCATCATGGGCGCATACTTTGGCGGCAGAACCATTGAGAAATTAGCCGAAATGAAAGGCAAAAAATGAGCTTAAGTAACGAACAGGCCGCATTTTTGCTGGACATGTGCAAGCTAATCCAGTACGCTACAGACCAGGGGTTTGTGGTGACCGGTGGGGAACTTGCCCGCACTCCCGAACAGCAAGCTATTTATTTTAAGACGGGGCGTTCCAAGACAATGAATTCCATCCATCTAAAGCGGTGCGCCATAGATTTTAATTTTTTCAAGGACGGAAAAATCATTTGGGATAAAGCAATCCTTGCGCCGTTGGGCGCGTATTGGGAAACGCTGCATTCAAAGAACCGTTGGGGCGGCAACTTCAAGTCTCTTGTAGACTGCCCTCATTTTGAGCGTAACGTAGGTTAATCATGGCCTTAAAAAAGATACTTCTCAAGTCTGGTGTAAATCGTGAAAACACGCGGTATACCAACGAGGGCGGTTGGTATGAGTCGGACAAGGTTCGCTTTCGCCAAGGCACACCTGAAAAAATTGGTGGGTGGCAGCGCATTTCTTCGTCAACCTTTTTGGGTGTTTGCCGTTCTCTGTGGAGCTGGGTTACCTTAACATTTGAAAACCTAATTGGTGTTGGTACAAATTTAAAGTTCTATATACAAAATGGCGGAAATTATTACGATATAACCCCAACCCAAACAGTTCATACGCTTACCAATCCATTTGCCACCTCAATTGGTCTTACCACGGTAACGGTAACAGATGCTACTGGTGGATATTTAAATGGAGACTTTGTAACCTACACAGGCGCAACCGCAGTTGGTGGGTTGACTATTTCTGGAGAGTACCAAATAACGGTTATTTCCGCTACAACTTACACAATTACTGCCGCATCAGCCGCCTCATCCACTGCAACAGGCGGAGGAACCGTCTACGCTGTATATCAAGTTAACATTGGCCCAAGTTTTGAATTGCCTGTAACAGGATGGGGGTCGGGTGTCTGGAGTTCTGGAACTTGGGGCAGCACCATTCCACCTCTATCCGGAGACTCTTTGCGCATTTGGAACCAATCCAATTTTGGACAAGATTTAATTTACGGGCCAAGAAGCGCCCCACTATATTATTGGAAAGCTGTTATAGGATACCAACCATCTACCGTTACCATGACAATTGCATCTCCTTGCGTTGTTACATCCACATTAACTATCCCAGATTTAACGCCAATTATTTTTCAAACCACAGGGGCGCTGCCAACAGGATTGTTAGTTGGCACAACCTATTACACGCGCTATGTATCGGCTACTACATTTAATTTGTCAGCAACCCCAACGGGCGCACTGATAAACAGTTCTGTCTCTCAGTCTGGGGTTCACGCAATATCACCAAGAGGGGTTTTGCTTTCTTCTTTAAATGGCGCGAGCAATGTTCCTTTGATCCAGAATTATTTTCTTGTATCAGATGCAAGCCGTTTCATACTTTGCTTTGGAACCAATGAGCTTGGCGCAACTGCGGTTGACCCAATGCTAATTCGATGGTCTGACCAAGAAGACCCAGTTAACTGGACACCAGCTGCAACAAATCAAGCGGGATCTTTGCGCTTATCTCGCGGCTCTGAAATCATTACGGCCTTACAAGCTCGCCAAGAGATTTTAATTTTTACTAATGTGGCTTTGTATTCTTTCCAATATGTGGGAGCGCCAATTGTTTGGTCTTCTCAGATCTTGGCAGAAAACGTTTCAATCATTAGTCAGAACGCTGTTTCGTATGCCAGTGGCGTAACCTACTGGATGGGCGTAGATAAATTTTACAAATATGATGGTCGAGTTCAAACGCTTGATTGCAACTTGCGCCGTTATATTTTTTCTGACCTTAATAATTTGCAGCATAAGCAAATATTTTCAGGCACCAATGAGGGGTTTAACGAAGTCTGGTGGTTTTACTGCTCCTTAGATTCAAATGTAATTGATAGATATGTTATTTATAACTATATTGAAAATATTTGGATGTACGGAACACTGGGCAGAACTGCGTGGCTAGACACGGGTTTACAAAATTATCCAGTTGCTGCAACCTATTCTTACAATTTGGTCAATCAAGAATTTGGTGTTGACGATAAAGAAACTGGGACTACATTGCCAATTGAGGCGTACATTACGTCAGCCCAATTTGATTTGGAAGATGGTCACAACGTTATGTTTGTGTGGCGCGTATTGCCAGACATTACGTTTGAAGGCTCTACCGCAGACAATCCACAAGTCACCATGTATTTGCAGCCGTTGCAAAATTCTGGCTCCGGCTACAACAATCCAGCATCTGTTGGCGGAATAAGCAACTCGGCAGTTATTCGCACCACTGCGCTTCCAATTGAAGAATTTACCGGTCAAATCAACACAAGAATTCGTGGCCGTCAATTGTCCATTAAGGTTGAATCAACAGCCCTTGGTGTGCAATGGCAGCTAGGATCTCCTCGTATAGATATCCGACCTGACGGAAGACGCTGATGACTTTGCTTGTCACTACAACATCAGAGCTTCAACGCATTGCTCCTCCTGCATTACCGCAAGCCGCAGAGGAATACAGCCGCATCTACCAGGATCAGTTAAGCAACGTTCTGCGCCTGTATTTTAATAGGCTTAATACGCTAATTAGTCAATTACAAACTCTATCAGTTCCATATGGAGCGTTTTCTAGCGACCAAGACCAAACCGCTACTGCAAACACTGCTACGCTAATGACGTTGAACACCACGGACTTTGCCAATGATGTGTCAATCAGTTCGTCAAAGATCACGGTGGAGACTGCTGGTATCTATAACTTACAGTTCAGCACACAGTTTACAAACACAGATACTGCTTTCCAAGATGTTTACATCTGGTTAAAGCAGAACGGTACAGACATTACTGGATCAACCGGATTCGTATCTATTCCAAGCAGACATGCTGGAACAGACGGGCATTCAATTGTTGGTTGGAACTATTTTTTAAGTATGGCGGCAAACGATTACATTGAGATCTATTGGTCTGTTCCTAGCGTTGCTGTAAGCATCCAACACCTTGCCGCTTCCGGTACGCCAACCAAGCCGTCTACCCAGTCTGTGGTAGCCACAATGTCTTTTGTTTCAGCATTACCATGAACTTTATAGAACTCATTAACAAAGTTGGCAGAGTTGCCCGCCCATCCCACCATCAGTTTGTGCCTATTGAATCCATGGAAGAGCGGTTTGAAGAATCCTGCTTTGACTCCCTGGATATGCTGATGATCGGCATGTACATGTCTGAAATCTATGACATTGACGATGAGATAGCCAAAGAGCTAAACCCTGAGACAGTCCAGGAAATGTATGATTTGGTCCAGCTGCACAAAAAGCGCGATCCTGAATCCATGGAGTGGGCGATGGAGCTCATCAAATGATTTACCTTACCGACTACCGAACCGCCTACTCCAGCCATGTTGAGCTGATGGAAGATATTACCTATCCCCAAAAGGTTCATTGGTTTCCAGACACCTATAAACGGGCATCAACTGGAATGTTTTACCCGCCTCACCGTGTGGCCGAGAAGGTGTTAGACCCAGAGTTGGTGACACAGCTGCGGGAGAACAAAGTTGGTAGGACTGCATTTATTCTTGCTTCTGGCAATTCCCACTTTGCTGGCATCAACCCTCGAGCCAAAGGCCCAACCCAACTTTCCTACGAATACAAGTTCCTGCCATTCACTCTAACTCAGGTGTATGCTGGCCGGACAGCTCAAGCCCTGGGTGCCACAGACCATATCGTGACCGACGCAACAGCTTGTGCGTCCAGCCTAAAGGCATTGATGGATGTCCAGACCCTGATAATGATGTACGGGTTTGATCGGGTCATTGTTCTGTCTGTAGAAGATGCGGTATCCAATTCGGTGCTGGAGTTCTTTGGCGAGGCTAAGGCGTCCTTAACCTTGAAAGACGAGCAGGATGGGGTTTTGCCGTCTGCGTTTGATGAAAAAAACCACGGCTTCTATGTTGGCCAAGGTGCAGTCTTGGCGGTGTTTGACTCTCCTAAAGTTGTCTTTGCCAACAAAAGCAACTACCCGGCTGCATCATTGCGCGGCGCCTATACAGCCAGCGAAGAATGTCCCAATGCCATAGGTCAGCGGGAAGATGGCCAGGGGTTTGCGCGCGCAATTGAAGGTGCTTTGACCGTAGCCAAAGAACGCGCCAGCCGGATAAGACTTGTCAAAACCCATGGAACTGGTACGCTTAGTAACAACAAAGCCGAGAAGGCTGCTTTGCTGTCGACGTTAAAAGACTTTGTCGCAACGTCATACAAGGCTAAAATCGGCCATACTATGGGCGCCAGCGGGCTGCTCGAGACATGTTTGCTGCTAGACGACCTCAAACGTGGCGTTGTGCCCAAGATTGAAAACCGCACAACACATGACACTCAATTCTTATCCCATGATGCATCAGACCCTGGTGGTTTGATACTCAGCTTGGCGGCTGGTATGGGCAACGTATATTCGGCAGCACTTCTGTCGTTGGAGATTTGACATGGCGGGAATGGTAGACAGCAAGCAAAAGCAGCTTAACAGCGCAGAAATCATTATGACTGCGCTAGAAAACACTCGCTCTAAACTTCCTACACAAGCCGCTTTCACAGGGGTTGTGGCGGAACTAGGGCAACCTAATACCGACGTCAAGATTATGGGTAACACTCTGTTTATTATGCACAAGGCAAAAAACGGCCAAGCATTTTTTAAAGCACTGAATGCAGATGTTGCTCGAAACTTTGTTGAAAGCAGCCGTCAATATGTGGTGTATGCCAAACAAAAACAGGGCATAAAAGTCCTGGTTACAGAATTTGAAGATCCCGCAATCAGCACTTTGTTTCACGCTATTTCCAAAAAACCTCCTATGCCAAATATGGGGTTTCAGGAATACAAGGTTTCACCTAGCGTAAACAGAATTGTTTTAAATCTAGGGTGACATATGGGTGCAGTAGCAAAAATAGTTGAAGCTCCATTTAAAGCGGTTGAGGCTATAGGTAATGCCGTTGGCAACGCTGTTGAAGATGTTGGCAACTTTGTCAACAAGGAAATTATTCAGCCAGTTGCAAAAACGGTGGAGAAGACTGTACAGGCTGCGCTAGACGATCCAATTGGAACGGCGGCTAAAGTTGCAACGGCTGTATATGCGCCATATTTGTTACCAGCAACCAATGCGGCAGTTGCTTTAGCTCATGGAGCTTCACCAGAACAAGCTCTGAAAAGCGCGGCTTTAACCTATGTTGCACAGGGTGTTGCAGAAGGTGTTGGTGATTATGTCAAGCCCGAAATGGCCAGCACATTCTCTGAGAGCCCTGCATTGGCCAGTGCAGCAACAAGTGCAACAGCCAATGTGGCGGCGGCTGTAGCTACTGGTCAAGACCCAACACAGGCTTTGGTGTCTAGCGCCTCTATGTCTACGGCTGGCGCTATTGCCAGGCAAATCCCTGGTTTTGATGATCTATCCAAAAGTCAGAAGAGCGCTGCTGTTTCTGCAATCTCTGCAACTTTGCAAGGAAAGGACGCCACCCAGGCAGTTATCAATCAAGCAATTGCTGATGGTATTGACGCGGCCAATAAAGCGCTTAAATCAGACGGGCCAACTTATGAAGAAATTCTAAAAGACTACCCTAATCTTGATACAGAGACTCTTCCCGATACACCAGCAACAACTACAGACGAATTAAACAACCAACTATTCCCAACTGACGCCGGGGCTGAAAGTACGCCAATCACCACGCCTGGATCAATAGTTGCCGAGGATCTTGCGCCATATAGTTCAACGGAAACTACACCAGTGGCAGCGCCTGGATCAATTACTACTCAGGATCTTTTTTCTCCAACTACAAGCAATACGGTTCCACAGCTACCAACTCCAGAAACCCCAGCCGCAGAAACTCCTGGGCCAGAAGAGCCCGCTAAAGAAACTCCGGCAGCAGATCAAGGGTTCGACAATACTGCGCTTAACGACTTTTACCAGTCAATTGGCTTAGACCCTGAGTCCATCACAAAAGCGTCTGCAATGACAGACGATCCTTTGGAGATTTACTCTCAGGCATATGACGAGCAGTTCATGCGGGATTACTATGAATCAATTGGCATTGACCCGGACTCAATTTCGCCAGCCGCTCCAATGGAAGAAGATCCTTTGGCGTATTTAAGTCCTGATCCTATTGCTGCGCGGCAAAAATCTATTGGCCAGATTTTTAAGTCACTTATCCCGACAAACATTAACGCTCAACAAGCCGCACAAACCACTCGCAATAAATCAATCATGCCTTTATTGCAAAATGCAGCACTATACGGCGGAGCTGGTTTAGCGATCTCATCTTTATTGGATGAGAACGGCAACCCTGTTACATCTGAACCTGTGCCAGAGCAGTTCTTTAGTTGGGATCAAATGACGCCAACAAATCCAGAAAATGGCGTGGCATATGGAGAGTCTCAACTCAATCCTACTTATGCTGCCAATGGTGGTTTGATGTCGTTAGCTCGCGGTGGTATTTCTACTTTGGGCGGTTATTCTGATGGCGGAAGATTGCTTAAAGGCCCTGGCGACGGCATGTCGGACAACATTCCCGCGATGATTGGCAAAAAGCAACCGGCCAGATTGGCAGACGGTGAGTTTGTAATTCCGGCAGATGTTGTGTCTCACCTTGGTAATGGCTCAACCGAAGCTGGCGCCAATGTTCTTTACAAAATGATGGACAAGGTCCGACGCGCTCGCACTGGGAATGCCAAACAAGGCAGACAGATCAATCCAAATAAATTTATTCCCTCATAAGGAAAGACCATGGCACTTTTATCTTCTTCAGGCTTAACAGACGTTCCGTCTACAGCCAACGTCACAGGCCCATCAGACTATTCAAAGCCATTTGTCAATGATGTTCTTGGTAAAGGGCAGGCGCTTTTAAATGCGCCCATGCCGCAATACCAAGGGCAATTGACCGCTGGCACTTCTGACATTCAGAATCAAGCCTGGAAGGGATTGTCAAACCTAACGCTGCCATCGACAATGACAACGGCTGGGCAGAATTTGCTCGATGTTGGCCAGAAGGCTCAAGGAGTGTCTTATACCCCTGCGGGATCAGACTTTACTGCCCAGTATGCCCAGCAGTACATGAACCCATATTTGCAGGCGTCCCTTAATCCTCAACTGGAAGAGGCCCGGCGCCAAGCATTGATAACCCAACAAGGCAATGCGGCCAAAGCTACTTCGCAAGGTGCTTTTGGTGGATCCAGACAAGCATTGATGGATACAGAAACTCAACGAGCTTTGGGTACAAACTTGGCCAACATTACCGGCCAAGGGTACAACGCTGCTTACGATAAGGCTATGGCTCAGTTCAACGCCGATCAAGCTCGCAAAATACAAGAAGCCCAGTATGGATCTGATCTGGGATTAAAAGGCTTAACGGCTGCTACATCTGCCAACCAAGCAGCAGGGAATATTGGCGCCCAGCAAGCTCAGTATGGATTGCAAAATCTGCAAGCCCTGGCAACGGCTGGCAATACTCAGCAGGCTCAGGAGCAGGCTGCGCTTAATGCACAGTACCACCAGTATTTGGATCAGCGCAATTATCCATCGACAATGCTCAAGAACCAAGCCGACCTCATCAAAAGTATTGGCGGTTCACAAGCTGCCACCTATGGAGCCAAGCCAAGATTTTTGCAATCAGAAG